CAGTCGCGGGAGAGCTTGTACTCAAGTTGGAGACCAGGTTGCTCGTCTACCCAATCGGGATAGCCAGTCACGAAAACCTCAGGGAGGTTATCTTGAAGGGCTTCCAAAACGGGAGCGAGCCAGAGTCTACGCCAACCTAACAGACTTCTCCGAAGTCGAAAGCGCGACCGCAGGACGGTCATTTTTCCGTGTGGCGCCGTCTCCTTCACAGGGCATACAGGTATGCCCTGCCACGTCCGGACGTACTCGGCGGTGACTTCATTTTCGGCCTCCCGGATTTCACGCTCCATCTTCGGACTGGAGTGAATCGGAGGCCCTAAAACGAAGGGGAGTTTCCTTTCTGTTCCTACCTGGATTACCTCGGTCGGTTTTACACGATCAACCAGGCCACGGAACCAATTTTTCTTGACAAGGTACCCCCACCACCGACGGGGAATGGAGGAGAGAGGAATGGGAACGCGGGCAAGCAACTTACGTACGGGGAATGTGGTCAGAAGCCACGCCGCGTTTGAGAAACGAAGTTGCCTGCAAAGGTCAAAGAGGGGGGTTGCGAGGGATCCGACTGGCTCTTTCCATGAGTCAGATCCCAAAAATCCGAAGCAAAACTTATGGACCATCCTACCTTTATCGTAACGGTAGGTCTGTGAATTTAAGTCACCATAAGTCGCGGATCTCATGGTCTTCTTGACATTGATTACAAAGCCGACTTCTTTCGTACAATGAAGCCAGCTGTAATAAAGACCATCGCAACCTGGGAAGAGGATATCATCACCGTTAAGAAGACAAGGGTGAGTACGATCGTATCCTGCAAGTTTTAGAGCGCGCTCAAAGCATATCCTATTCAGGATGCAGAGCACAACAAACGAGCCGAGATTACCCATCATACTCCCACGAGTCACCTTTTTCGGGCCATCGGTGATGCCCATTTCCTCATCCCACCAATTAACCCAGCATTCCCTGAAACTTTTTACAAAAGTTTCCCCTAACTCCTTCGGGAGAGATTCAGAGAGGGTCTCGACGACTGCTATAACGGCATCCACATGTAAATTGTTAGTGGACTCTTCGTAGTCGCCGGAATTATAAGTGTGGCCTCTATAAAGGGAGGAACGTAGGGACTCGAAGTGCGCCTTTGTGACGTCACCGCGAACAAGCCAGGGCCTACTGCTAAGGCGATCGTACGCTTGCTCGTGCACAGGACGAAGATCTCTCTTCATACTGGTACTCTGCATTGTCACGACCCGCAGCTTACCCTTGGACTTGGCGGTACCCACTCGGCACTCCGCTGATCCTACACGTTCCTCCTCATAGGCAATGCGCTGAGGTAGCCGGAGCAAGCGATAATACTCTTTCTTTTCGGGATCATAGGACTCCCGTGAGTATTTCTGATCAAGATCGCTTCCCACTGGCGCTACCGATAGCGAGCCACCACACCCTCTCTCCATCTCGAGACAGCCCTGTTGATCAGGCACGTACACTCTTCCCTTTGTTCCTTTCCACCATCCCTTTCCCATAATTCTCCTGGTCCTGGATCTAATATCGGCCAACACTTCGGGCTCAGTTTGCTGAGCAGTGAATAATGCCTTATCTCCCCAGGACCGAATTGCCTTCGCGGCCGCTACCTTGTCGCACCTTCTGCAAGGCTCATCAAAAAGGGTCTTTGTGCCTTTAATGGCGTTAAGGTACCTAAAGCGGTCCTCTCCTTTTCGATTGTCGCTGGCCGACGTCCACTCCTTCCACCTCACCTCAAGGCTCTCGCAGCTATGTGGTCCACCCGCGATGAAAGTCTTAGTAACTAGACTCTCCCGCCTCAGGACCTCGCTGACGAGAGTGAGATTCTTTGCCGTACGCTGTGCCCTAGGGCACGCGCGGCAAGTCACTTGCGTGTGAGATATTTTTGACATAATCTCAAGACAAGTTCTTGCGATGGGTTCACCTGGTATTGAATGCCG